AGCTGTGCGCGAGTCGGGTTCACAGTGGTGACGCCCCACTTAGCACCAACAGGGTGGTAGCAGTAGTGCAGGTCAATCGACATGGCATCACTCTTAGCGAGGATGTCACGGTCGGTTTCAGTTTGCATAGCAAGCTGTTCGCCGCTAGCAACTGCACCGCTGGTGAAGAAGAAAGTACCGTACTCAGTGCTGCCACCGGAACCGGCAGTAGGCACATCGTCGGAGACGATTACGCGCAGACCCATATAGGTCGGCACGCTAACCTCACCGCCGTAGGCAGCAGCAATCGAACCACCAGATTGAGTGGTTGAAGTACCACGAGCATCGGTAGACGCCACGTAGTCGATTGCACGACGCTCAACAAGGTCGTAATAAACCTTAGAGTGCATAGCAACCGCAGCCAGCTTGTCACCCTGATCGCCAAGAATGGCGCGGGCTTCAGCGACGTGACGGGGGCTCAGAGTGGTGGGTGTATCACCAGACTCCGAGTCGATGCAGAGATCAAAGAAAGCCGAGCTGCTGGTGTTGCTGTTCAGCGAACCGAACACACCCTGCAAGCACGACAGCAGATCCTTTTGACGTTGGTTGGCAACGTAATCAGCGATCTTGGCGCCAATGGCAGCCATAGGATCGGAACCAGCAGCAAGAGCAGCAAGGTCACGAGCCTCAAAAGCACGACCACGGTGCAGGATTACGCCAACTTGTTTGTCAGCAGAGATCTTGCCAGGGGTGAGGCTGCTGCTATCAGTCAGCACCTCAAAATCGCCGGAAAGGTTGGCTTTCCAGAACGGAACGTTGATGAAATCACCGCCCTCTGTGGCATTTAGCTCCGCCATAGGCTGCACCACACCGGAAGCCAAGAAGGCATCACGCAGAGTGGTTTGCTCAATGACGTAAGGCGTAAATACCTCGGGGATGATGACGTCAGAGCGAAGAGTCGCCATGACTAATCCTCAAGAATGGTTTTACGGTGTCGGGCGCAGCCCTAAATACCAGCGCAGCCGGTTACGTTAAAGTTTAACGTCCCGCTGCTGCTTTCAACCTGTCGTATAAATCGCGGTCAGTACGGAATAGCCGTGATTGTTCTGTCAGGTTGAAGGATTCAGGTGCGAAGGGATTTTTGATGCCTGCAGGGATTTCGCCAGTGCTGCGTCCTACAGGTGCGCCGCTGCCTTGAGGCTTGGGTTGTTTTTGCATCCAAGCTGGCAGACTTTGTTTTGCCCACTCGCTAACGGGTGTGCGTTGGTAGCCATCGACCACAACGACGGTGCCATCGGCTTCGCGCTCGATTTGATCGGCGTTCAGCTTGGTCTTTAACACCAAGTCTGGATCGTGGACGATCTCGGCCAATGCGCTGACGGCTGGTGTGAGCAGCTCCAGTTCCCGCACTCGGGATTCCAGTTCTGCAATGCGCTGGTCCTTTTGCGCCGTCGCCTCACGGAACTGCTGCTCCAAAGCCTGCCTGGCTTCGGTGTATTTCCCTTGGGATTCCAGTTCTGCCTGTTCAGCGCGGCGCTTGAACTCCAACAGTTCGTCCAGATCAACGCCATCGGGCACAGTTGGCGCTTTTTTGGCAGCTCGCAGTTCAGCGATCAGTTCTTTGTTTTTGCGTTCTAGTGCTTCAACGCTGCGCTGCAGTGTTTCTGCATTCTCAGCCCCAGTCGCCGCAGGCTCCTGGAATTGTGTTTCGTCTGACATGAATAAGCCGCAGGCTTGATTACGCTGTAATCGTATCAGCATCGCCAAGCATGGCACGCGAGTGGGATACTCCAGTACGTGAACCGTGGAATCCTTTGATCAAGGAAATACTTAATGCTATTGATCGCCATGAGCTGCTATATCGAGCAACTGGTAGCGGATGGCACGCCGCAAAAGCGCAGGATCTGCGATGGTATGTGGCGGAGTTAAAAGATTGGATTCACGTCCAAGAACAGCAGTAGTTCACCACTTTTCTTTGTCAGCCCAGTAAGCAGCAGACATCTTGTTCCTCTAGGCGTTCGCCACGATATTCAATCGTCATCGTCGTCGTCCTCCGTACAGGTGATAACCTCGATGCCTTCTGCCAGCCTGCCCATCAAAGCGCCTAGCACCTGAGGATCAGTAGGGCATGGGAAGACAAAACGCCCTTCGATTACACCGTCAGTGCATTTAAGGTAAATGCAATTGCCTTCCCAGATTCTGCCTTTCATCGCTTTAGCGGCGCTTCCTTCAGTTCAGAGCGCAGCTTTAGCACTTTGTTACCGGTAGATTCGGATTTGATCTCCAGCACTGGATCACCAGGCTGAGCAATGCGAACCACTTGCCCGCCTGATTGCGTGCTGATGGTATTACGTTTTTTGGAAACGCCTGTCACAGTGCCAAAGGTGCGAGCGCCTTGGTAAGTCCAAGCGACGCGTGAGCCGATTCCGATTGCCATTTACTTAGCCTTCCGTTTGCGTGATTTTCCGGCTTTTGCGTACGCGATTGCTACCGCTTGCTTTGGTGGTTTTCCTGCCTTGATCTCTGTCTTGATGTTTTGCTGCATCACTTTTTTGCTCCTGCCCTTCTTCAACGGCATAACGCCAGTCCTCAACGGCTAACAGCAGTGTAGATCCATCAGCAGTAGCCCAGCCTTTGTCGGTATAAACCGCTGGCACCCACGCTTCACCAGTCAGGGCTTCGACAGGATCAGAAAAAACGAAATAGAGCCCTTCGTTTCTAAAGTGCCTAAGACTCGGGAGTTCCATACCGGCTGCGAAGTTGGTCCAAGGTTAGTTCGGATCCATCATCGCGCACGAGTTTTGCAACGGCATTTTTAGGACCGTATTTTTCGGCAAGCTTATTGAAGTACGGTACCTTGCTAGCTCCTAGGGCTTCCGCCTGCACCGACTTGGGTTGCTTGGATAGCCACTCGCCGTAGCTCATGTTGATTGGCACCTGCCCGTCTTGGCTAGCGCGTGTTGCTGTTGTAGATGGTGGCAGGATGTCAGGATCAATGATCGGCACAGTCGTTGACCGGCAGTTGAAATGCTGAGGTGGCGTTGGACCTTTACCGTATTCAAACTCACGCCCGTCTAATGCTGCACAGATTGCGCTGGTTCTAGTGTCAAGCGTTGCGACGTAGCGGTACTTTTTGGTGATGTCTTGATTAGCTTCGTAGATCTGTTGGCTGGCAGCGTTAGCAACCTGGTTGATGCTGGTACGCACCAGCGCCATAACTTGATTATCTGGGATCGTGGTTAGCTCACCACCTGCTGCGATTGCTTGTTTGACCGTGCGGTTTTCACCAAACTGCAGCGTGCCGATTAGGCGCTTTGCGATTTGCGGTGTCGTCTCACCAGTCAGCAAACCATTCCGTACAACCTGTCCAAATCGCTCAGCTTGTGATTCGGCGATGCCGCGAAATGCTTTTTGGACAACCTGACCGTTAGGCAGCGTGATGGTTGCACCCTTTGCGGCAGTCAGGCTGAATGTTTGCGGTGCGCCTTGAACTGCAGCTACCAAATCATCGCTGAGCGTGACGACGTTGATTTGCGTCGGATCTGTTGTGACGACTGACTGTGCAAACTGCGGGCTAATCTCGACAGTATTGACAGCAGAGCGCATCCCTGGCGGCAAAGCGCGAGCTAGTTGCTGGGTGACAAATTTAGATTGCAACTGCGCTAAGCCTTGCAGCTCGTTAGCTGTTAGCTCAGTGCTATCACCAGCCCATGTGCCAAGGCTTGCTTTTAACTGAGCCAGAATGGCACGCAGTCGGGCAGCTTTAACGGGCGCAGCAGCTTCGTCGATGATACGCAGTTGATTAACAGCATCAATGATGATGTCGTTGTAAGCATTGATCAACCTGCGAGCAACGCTATTGCTGTAGCGGTTGAGGTCAATCGCGTTGCGGTATAGAACTGCTGGCGTCGCCATTATTCGATACCTAGATCCTGAGGCTTACAGGCAGTTTGCATGGTGACATCAGCGCCAGAGCGCAATGCCTCTTTAATAAGCATGATGACAACCTCGGGCGTCTCATTGGTGCCATTTTCTACGTTGATCTCTTCTACGGTGTATAGCTTGCCTTTGCGATACCAGCTCAGTCTGATGATAGCAAAGATATGAGGTTTCATCTGCCCTTTAACAGCTACAAGCTGCTGCCTGCGTGGCTTTTTGGCTTCCATCGCTAACCTCCTTAGCCAGCTCATCATGCCGGGATTTGATCAGCAGGCGGCAGTTCTGCAGATTCTTCTGGCATTTGTTCATTGACGCGAGCTTCAGGCTGTGCCATTTCGATCATGCCGCCAGTCTGCGTTGCTTCCAGTTCTTCTTGTACGTCAAAATCGTCGCCTAGCACTTCACCATCAGCAAGGTTTTGCAGCAGCGTTTCCTGAGTGATTGTGCCAGCGGTATAAAGCTGCAACAATGCTTGGATTTCCTGCGGTTCAAGGCGTGCGCCTAGGAAGTCGCGGTTGACGTAACTGCTGCCAACCTCGGTGATGTTGAGATACTCAGCGTGATAAGTCAGGCAGTTGTCGATTAGATCCTGCATGTTTTGGGCGATCACCATCATGGTGCTGTCACCCTGACTACGGTCGATTCGCTTAGCCTCTGCCGTTTCTGCTGATAGCTTTTGACCTAGCACAGCAGATAGTCCTAGCTCGTTGATTTGCTGTGCGATCTGCTCAAGCCTGCGGAACTGCGATTCAAAGCTGTTGCCGCTAGGTTCTATGTATTGCGCCTTCCCTTCTGCTGGAAATGCAATTGCTTCACCAGGACCAGCGGATACTTCCTCTGCGCTAGAAGGGAAACCAAAGAAGGCGAGCATCGGGACAGCACAGATGTGAAGCTGATTGTCCAGATCAGACTGCACTTGATAGGCTTTTAGGTTTAGCTCCGCGATGTCTTCCATCGGCGGACGTGATTCCATAAAATTCACGCGGTTAGCGTAGGCAACGCTAAAGGGGATTTGACTGAGCGTTGTGGTGCCATTATCGAACAGCTCAAAGTCACCGGACTTTTCATCACGGCGATGCAGTTCAAAGTTGCCAGGGGTTAGGACGCGTACTTGCTCGACTTCTTTTTCGCCGTAAAGTCCGTCAGGCACAATCACCTTTTCTAGCAGGCGAAGCTGGCTGAGTTGCTGCGCTCCATCTACCAGTTCTGTGCGCCAGCCGAGAATCTCACGCGGCGTATAACTAACGTAATAAGGTCGTCCATTTTCACCAGCAGCAGGAGCATCCACAAGCACGCCAATGTGCCCGTAACGCACCATCTTTCGTGCGGTTTCATACGTCCAGACGTTGAGGTCGTTGCCTAGCAAGTCAACGTCAAATAGCTGTTCACGCACGATGTCAGATACATCGTTTAACCGGACAGGCTTGCGTGTCAACATGCCAGCCAGCATCCGCTCAAGCCGCTGGTAATAAGGCGGGCATACTGAACGTGCGAGCCTGTTGTCATAGCTCTCGTCTAGCTCGCGTGGTTCTT